ATATATCCTAAATTCTCAACTGAAGACTTACGTCAACAGGTTCTCGAACTTCATATAATCTCGGATCAATATAAATCAATGGACTCAGTGGACATTATAAACCTAACGATTCTTGAACCCAATAACATAATCGAATTAATACCCACAACAGTGAATAAACCTCCGATCCTCCTAAGGAGTTGGGTAAATGAACCAATAGAATACAAGGAACCACCTGTAAAGCATGTGCCTAACAACATTCCTGACAAAAGTCAAGAGCCACCTGCCGATCGAGGAAAATACATTCTCCCCTTTCAACAAGCCGAATACTACGAATTAACCACAGAGTGGATCGACAATGATCCCGAAGATACTAAGACAACATTCACTCGCCGAACTATAAAGCAAGGCGAATGGAAGTCGAAGATCGAACAGGAAATTGAAGATGAACTCAAAATAACACCAACTACGAAAACCATGAAAAAAGACGATTCAGGCGACTCATACCTAGAACTCACATATCCTCAGAATAGTGGAACTCAGATGGGTCTCAGACTATCGTTTCCGATACTCTGCCTTTTACATCTTTATGCCTGCTATAAAGCAGGTGACTGGACTCATAGCTGTATATTTGGGGATGATCTAATTGCCAACTGGTCAAAAACAACCATAAACCGCTACCTAGGATCTATGGGGGAAATTGGCTTCAAAATGAACAAAAAGAAAGAGTTCCGATCGAGGCGAACAAATCTGTTCTGCGGTACCTATTTAGATTTTAAGCATCGAGAAGTACTCCAATTCCCAGAATACAAATCAATACTCTCAACCAAAACAGATACCTCATTCGACGAGGAACACGATCTCTTCATTCGTATCAAAGAAGTTAATAATCTTGCGATTAGTAAATCAAATGACCGATTAGCAAAAAGGATCCAAACACTAGTACGTATATTATACGGCCCTGAGCTAGAACTTGTTAAAAGACACTGTCCACTTTACGTTCCAGAACTTTACGGAGGGTTCGGTCTTCTTCCTTGGGGGAAGAACCAAAGCGAACTTACCGTACATATGAAACTTATCTTTAATTCATCACCTTATAAGGATCGAATTCAGATTAGTAAAGGTATAACAAGTTGTTGGCAAAAGGCAATACAAGATACGGAACTCCGAGAAATAGAATATCTCACAGCAGACTTTTTAGAAGGCTACTCATCTCCAAGTAGGAAAATCGTATACCTTCAAAAGCCTAATCCCGAAACTTCCCAAAAAATTCAGGAAATTACAGAACACCTCAGATCAACAGAACAATACTGGGTCCATGAGGGCAGATCAAAATTGAACTACACCAAACAGACAGTATGGGACTGTATCAAGAGAATAAATCTCAAATTGCGAAGTATTCTGAGCGAATATGAAGAAACAATTGAAGGACAACCAATCATGTATAACATAAAAGATATCCGACAAATGAATGTCAATATTCTCAGGAATCGATGCCGCGGTTTTTCAAAAACACCGGAGTTACCAATGTACCTTAATTCAGCAGTAACGTTGATAGTCAACGAATTATTAAATTTAGATGCAATAACTGTAATAGAAACATTAAAGCTATTGAAAGAATCCGATAAGGCCTTTGTAGAAAAGTTAGTTTCCGTCGTAAATCAAGAACGTCTTCTTGGGATTTTAAACCCTAAACAAGAAAACGAAGTAGACCCTCCCCGTAAGGAGGACCCTATTACCTTGGACGAGAACCAACTAATTCTATTTGGCCAAATCGTATCAATCAAAGCTTAAGATAACAGATAGATTACACAATTGGTGTAATC